GTCGAGCAGTTCGTGTTTGGCGGCGCTGTCCTTCCCGTAATCGTCCTTGGTGAAGTGGGGGCTGAAAATGGTCTGGTAGATTTCGGTGACGCCGTTTTCGTCGGTGGCGCGACGGTAGGCATAGACGACTTCCACCCGATCGTACTGGTTTTGGGTCAGGCGATACCAGCGCACGCCGCCCACGAGTTTGCTGGGGGCGCTTGAGGTGATGGTGGGTTGACCGGAGGGGTTGCCCCACATGGAGAGGGAGCCTTTGGTTTTCTTGGCGGCATCCACCCAATCGGGGTCCCAGCCTTCGGTTTTCTTGGCGTCGAGTTCGGCAACGGTGAAGGTGCGGCGCAGAAAGAGAACGCTCGAACTTTGCAGGTCGGTGGTTCCGCGGGCGCAGAGGAATTCGTGATACGGTCGCGCCACGAAGACGAGCGGACGGTTCTTGCAGACATAGGGCATGGGGATGTCGCACTTGCCTTCTTTGCGGAGTTCGCGCACGTATTTCTTGGCGGTGCTCAGGTGCAAATTGAGAATCGCGTCATCCTCCATTTCGTCCTCGAAGAAGCCGACCATTTCGCTTTGGACGTAAATGCGGTAAAGGACGCGGATGGCTTCCGCCGATGTGTCGTCCAGTGTCTCGTCCAGGATCATCGGGGCGAGGGATTGGAATTCGGGCATTTGCGAGCCGAGCGCGGCCAGTTCTTCCAGCGTCACGCGGCGACGGGCTTTGCTTAACTCGCGTTCCCAGCCCACGAAGGCGACGCAGTAGCCATACTCACCGGTGTACTGCAGACTCAATTCCGCTTCGAGTTCGAGGGCTTTGCGGTACCGTTTGCGGACGAGCCAATGGGCGTAGGCGGAGAGGGGGCCGACGAGTTCCGCATGGTCCGGGTTCACGGTGTCGGCGCGAATTTCTCCCCGCCGAAACGCGGCCATGCCGAGGGCCACGCCGTCGTTAATCACGCCGTCGCTGGCGAAGGGGCGGCAATCGCTGGCGCCGTTGTAGGGCATGGCGGGTTCGCCGTCGGGGGACCATTCGTCCCATTTGCGGCCATCGGGGGAGAGGCCGGGCCAGATGTTGCGGCGTTGGGACTCGCAGAAGTTGGCGTCAAACAAGCCTTCGCCGAGGGGCGAGGCTTGTTGGTACTCTTGGTGGAGCAGGCCCACTTCGGGTTTGGCGCTGGAGGTCAGAGTATCGGAATCTTGCACTTTGCCGAGTTGAGCACAGACCACGGAGCAGAAACCACAGAGTAGGGCAAGGCAGGCGGCAAACTGCGGGGGAAGGAGGGAAGTTAGCCACGGATGAACACGGACGGAACACGGATAAAGCGATGACGGGCCGTCGCAGGTATGCGCTTTTAACGCCAGTCCGTCTTCTCCAAATCCGTGTTCGTCCGTGTTCATCCGTGGCTAAAGTCCGAGGCACTTCGGGCATTGCCGGCGAGTTCATCGGTGATGCAGTCATGGACCATGCGAGCACGATTCGGCGGGCACGCGCCGGTCGGCTCTCCGGGTTCATAATCGCGCACGATTTCGATGAGGGGCAGGGATTCGCGCAGCAAGTCGATCAACCTCAATCCCTTTTCCGCCAGCGCGACGAGTTGGCTCGCCTTGGAAACCGAAAACATGACTTCGTGAATTTCGTTCGCGGCGTACTTTTCGAGTTTCTCCTTCATCCGCGCCAAGCGCTCCGGTGTCAGTGTGTCTTTCATAGTCCGAGCCATTTGGCCACATCTTCCTTGCGGTACTTCGCCCGTCCCACGCCGCCAGGGTTGACGGCGGTCAAGCCGCCGGCCTTGACGATCTGCGCGAGTTGGCGCTCGCCGTACCCGGTCCATTGATGGACGGCGGCAAACCCGAGCAGGGGTTTCTCGCGCTGCCACGCGGCCAGGTCCAGGGTGTCGCTCCAGTCCAGCAATTGCGCCACTTGCCGTTTCTGCGCGCGCCGGCCGCTGAAGCCACGGGGCTGGATCGGGGTCAGGATGCCGCAGGCGAAATACTTGGCGACGGTGCGCGGGGAGTAACCGCACGCGGTCACGGCCGCCGGGGCGAGCAGGTACGGGAGCGCGGTGAATTCGGAGCGGGTCATGGGGAATTGCCGATTGCCGATTGCCGATTGCCGATTGCTGCGCTTTCGGCTCTGAGATAGGCGGCGAGTCCGGCGCAGGGGCGTGAGGCTTCCGGGTGCGGATTCATTTTGGAGTCATACACTGTGCTGTGGCATTGCAGACTCCTGTTTTGGATGCCTTCGTTTTTCACGTTTTCCCGGATTGAGACACACGCCCAGAAGTCCGGCTTCGGCTGGCCTAATTTCGCGCACAAGCGTTCAGCCACCGCGCCAAATTCTTTGTGGTTCATGGGCAGGAATGGACAGGACGCGCACGGTTGGACGCGCAACTGTTTTTGGGGAGTTTTCTTCATCACCATCCTTTCCCAGCGCGCCCTCGCGGTCTTGAGTCTTCGATGTGTTCGAGGTCCGCCAGGCAGGCGTACTTCACGAGGTCGGCGAAGTCTTTGCTGGCGCCGGTGCCGCCGCTGCGGCCGGTGTAGTTGCCCAGCATCCAAATGACTTGTTGGCAATCTTCGGAGACGAATAGATGGGGTTGATTGAAGACCGGCATCACGGCGCGGCCCGGACAACCCAGGAGTTCGTTTACTTTCGTGATGCCTTCGTCCGCGTCCTCGACGTTCGCGCGCCGGCTGGTCGGCGCGTCCCAAAGTTCCATCGGCGGTACCACCGCGTGCGTGCGTTCGTCCACGTTCTCTTTCTCGAATTCATCGTAGAGGGTCGTGCCGCCTTGTTCGCTGACGTGTGTATTGTGAATCCCGCGCGGGTCCCCGAAGCGCGCGGCAATGACTTCGTGCAAATCAAGCAACGATTCCCCCGTGCGCAACGCCTGCCGAATGCGCCGCTGATGATACTGGTCGGCAACCTGCGCTTTCAAAATGGCTTCCAGCATTTCCTCATTGATCGCCCCGCCCGCGAGGCCCGGCAGCGTTTCCGTTCGATGTTCGATGTTGGATGTTGGATGTTGGATGTTTCCGAGCAACACCCCCGGCACAAGGATCTTCTCCAGCCGCAATATCTCCAGCTTGTAATGCACCACGCCCCAGCCGAGTCCCGCTTGGGCCGGTCCCGGGTCGCCGTCCCAGCCCTTGCGCTGTTGGTCGTTCACTTCGCGCTCGGTCGGCACGGCCCATTCGCCGTAGGTGGCTACGTCTGGCCATTCGCGATAGATGTAAATGGAGTTGGGTCGCTCGGGGACGACGCGAAACCAGATCATGGGGAAGTTGCGGGTACCGTGCGGGTCGAAGAAGAAGTAGTTCGTGCCTTGGCCCGGAATGGACGCGCGCGACACGATGTTGTGCGGCCCAAAGTTCGGGAACGCCCGCGCGATGCTATCCCGCGCGAAGCCGTAGGCGACGCGCTCGATGTATTCGGTGGTCTTGCCGGCGCAGAGGTCTTTGATTTCTTCGTAGTAGCTCCGGGTGGCGCTCACGCCGAATTTGTTGAACAGGGAGAAGAAGTAAATGGCCCGCGCGCCGGTCATGGCGCAGCGTCGGATGTAGGGCATGTGGCCCTTGGGCAGTTCGGGGAAGTTCTGGCCCGGCAGAAGCTCCGATGCGCGACTCTCCAACGTGATTGCGGAGGATCCCACCAATTCCTTGATCGCTGGCGTGATGCCGCGCACCGGAGTAAAGGGCCAGAGGACTTTCGCGTGACGAAATTTTGCGCGCCGGCTGAACATCTTCAGCCAGGACATGGGCATGGACTCGTCGCACACCGCGCCGATGTTTGGGCATTCTGTGCGGCCCATCGCGCGCCACGCGGCCAGTTGGATCGGCGCAAACTCCGCGTCATGGGCGCCGGTCAGGTCGGCCAACGCGATTTTGAGCCGGGCGCTGACTTCTTCGTAAACGTCGAGGGGGGCGCCGAATTCCCAGCCTTCGTAGTCGCCGGCTTCCTGGTTGTAGGTGAGGAAATAAATTTCTGCGCCGTTCGGGAAGATGAGTTTGCGCTCGGTGAAGCCGCCCTTTTGCGAGAAGTTGACGCTGGTGACGGCGTGGCGCTTGCCGTTCAGGTGTTCGTAGTGACGCCGGATGTAATACCACGTCAACGCCTGCACCGTGGCGATGCTGGCGGTTTCGGACTCGGAACAAATCGCGATGCGGCTGCGCGGGAACAAAATGGCGGTTTCCACGGCGCGTTTGATGGCGTACCAGGTCTTTTGCGCGCGGTTGCCGCCGAAGATGCCCAGGAGATAGCAGTAATCCGACGATTGCGCGTCGGTGGTCTGCAACAAGATTCGGTCAGCGTCCGCCCACGTCTCCGCCTCGAAAATCCAATTCAACGGGTCGTCCACGGCGAACACGATGCGTTGTTGGCGCAACCGCAGATGTTCGATGAGGGCCACGCGGCCCGCCTCGGTGCGCATGGCGCGCTGGACGTGGGGCAGCGAGGGCAACTGCAAAATTGGATGCGGGCCGACGCCGAGCGCCGCGAATAATGCAGACAGTTCGGGAGCGCCGAAGGGCGCAGTCTTGAGTCCAGAGTCTTGAGTCTTGAGTCCTGCCGGTTCGAGCGTTTCAGTCATCCCGTCATCTCCTTCTCAGGCTCAAATTTGAACTCTGCGTCCTTGGGCAGTGGCCGTTCTGCAATCCGACGTTTGAGCCAGACGAGCACGAATGGACCGTCAATGTGCAAGTACATCACGAATTGCCAATGCGGTTCGTCAAGCCACTCGTTCGGTATCGGGCTTGGTGAGTCCTTGCCTCGGAATTGCGGGCTTTTCAGCAGGCCGGTGATTCCGTCATGGAAACAAACACCCGTTGATTCGCACCACGCTTTCATCGCGAGGTAATCGGCTAGAGCCTGGCGGTAGTCACGCTCCGGGAACGTCACGCGTGCGTTGGGTGTCACGATGCGATTCATGGCGTCGGTGGCTCCGGTAGATCAGCCCAATGCGTTACTTCGATTTGCTCCGCGTTCACGTTGCGCCAGATTTCGCCATCCAGGAAGCCGAGGAAGACCGGCTCGTCATCTTTGGGCGTGTGGACCGGCACGGTGATTCCGTCGTCCGGCAGTTCGCGCGTGACGGGCAGCCAGTAAATCGCGCGGGCGTTGTGGGCATCCGCGTCGGCCACGCATTCGCCCGATTGCTGCTCCGTTGAGTCTTGAGTCTTGAGTCTCGCGACGACCATGCCTTCATCGGTCACTTTGTAGCAGTGCATTCCGCCCCACAAGGCTGGCGCGCCGTAATCCGTCATCAATCCCGCTGCGCAAAGTTCCTGGCACAGTCTGCCGTCTGGTGAGTCCGGGTCGGTGGCGAAGTGATTGCGGTATTCGCGGCCATTGCCTTTATCATCGAGGCCGATAGAGTGCCGCAGTATGTGGAGCAAAGCGGGGGTCATGGTCGTTGGCCATTTGTCACTCGACGCGATTATCCACCCAGTGCCAACCGGCGGCGAGCAACGCGCCGACCACCACGCCGCCGATGAATGTCAGGGTTAGCATGGCTCCCCTTTCTCACTTTCCGACCCGCCCACTTTCTCACCTGCGTTTGTGTTTTTCTCCGGCAGCCCTTGCAACCGGGCTTGGATTTCGCGCGCGGCGCCGGTGAGCGCATTGCCCATGTGAATGAGTTCCGCCGCATCCTCGACGGTGGGCGGGGGCAGCACTTGCATCATGGTTTTGATTTTGGCGCTGGCCCGGTGGGCGGCCGAGTAGGCGGCTTGTTTGGCTTCGTTCAGGTTCATAGGAATGAGGTGTCAGGTTTCAGGTGTCATGCGTTGGGCAGTCCGGCAAATGGCCCAAGATGGTGTGGTCGTAGCTGGCCGGACAATCGCAGCGGTTCTTTGGTTTTCGGTGTTCGTGGTAGCTCTGCGAGTTGTGGGACTTGCCGCCGGCGCGGGCCAGTTCCATCGCATCGCACCGGGCGCAGGCGTAGCTGCCGCACTTGTATTTGACCGCGGGCGCGCCGCACGCGCAGCGGTGTTTGCCCGGGTCGCGCCGCAGAGCGGCCGCGCGCCGGGCGTCGGGTGTGAGGGTGCGTTTCATTTCTTACTCAGCAGTTCCACGATCAGCGCCACGACGACCAGCCCCAGGAACATTCCCAGGAGCAGCCAGCCGAGCCAGCCGGGTAGCAGTGAGGTAAGCATCACGGAAGGGCAGAGGGGCAGAGGGGCAGAGGGGAAAGGGTGCAGAGGAGACTGGCGAACGGAAGCTCCCTTGCTCCTTTTCCTCTTTTCCCCTTTTCGCCTCTTGCGTTTTCATTTCAACAAACTCCCAAGAGCGGAATGATTCCGGTTTTCTCCGCAATCTCCTTGGTGATCAGCAGTC